GGATCTCCTTGGTTGCGAGGCGTTTGATAAAGGGCATCTCTGCGAACTTTAAGTGGCCTCTGGTTAAAATTAATTGGGCGTTTTGAGATTAGCATTGCTGCGTAGTTGAGGTGGCCCAAAACTGGTGAGAGGGTGGCCCGATGAGGACATTTCTGTGCATTCTGGGTGACCCTCTCGTAAACTGGTGGAGGCGGTGTCGGTGTGACGATCCTGTGGAGGATTTTTGGCCCCCGTAAAACTAATCGAGGAGGGTGTGTTCACAAGGGCATTGCTGCGACTGCTTTGTGACCCTCCCCTAACTGGTGGAAGGTAGGGCTTCGTCTGGCATTGCTGCGATCTACTGGTGTTCCTTCCATAAACTGATCGGGAAGGGTGTGACCATTTTGGCATTGTTGCGAAGCCCTTTTGACCCTTCCCTTGAGAGCGATCGCGCATTGGCATTGCTGCGCCTGATCCTTGGCTCCCATAACTAATCATTTCTTCAGTATCTCCTCGTATGTCTGCTCTATCTCTACTGGTGTCCAAACATCCTTGACCATTGCATCGTCTTTTTTAAGACGCTTCTGTATTGAGGACCAAAAACTCTGTTGGTGCGTGTGGTGCTGCGCCCTAGACTTCTCAAACGAGATAGCCTTGTCCAAGTCCTGACGAGTTGCTTGCCCAAGTTTAACACCTGTCTCCGGCAACCTGAGTGTCTCAAACAAATCTTTCGCGTACATCTTCATCGTGTTCTTGCGCGATACATTCGGTGTCGATGTCTCACCCTTGCTCAGAACGTGCCTCTTGAACCTAGCACGATCTAATTTAGGACGTACAACTGTATCCCAACGTGCGATCTTCTCCAAGTACCGAGCCGTTGCCTCCGTCCGTAATGCTTCATCCGTTTTCAGCATCTCGAGATACCTGTCCTTGGCTTCGATTGCATTGGCAGCATTTGCCCATGCTTTCTCCACCGCTAAACTTACTAAACTAACCTTCTGGTTCATTATTTACCTCTCTTAATTTTACTGGTTCACTATAAATGTCCGCTATTTCGACATCCTCTTTTCTCGCACCCACAAGGAGCGAAAACTCTTCTCGAGCATAGTTAATTGCGTCCTCTAAACAGAAAGCGTCATTAACTGTAATGGTCCTGCTGACCATGCCCTCACATGTTATTTCATAGGTTTTCATCATGCACCTTCTAAATTAAACTGATACAGTTCTTGTTCAGCTTCCTTGAACTCTTTGGCTAACCGATGAAGGATATCAGCTTGCCAATCCTCCATGCCGCTTACAACGGCCCCCCACAATTCTACATTCCGACTTTGATCTTCAAGAAAGGCTGCAATACAGCCAATCTCTGCCAATTCTAATTCAAACTTCATGGCTCTCTTACTGGTTAAAATTTTCCTGTTACTCATCGCTCGATCCCTTCAAGTCTGTAATTGAGAACCTAAGTTCTCCCTTCGTCTCTAGGTGCTCGGCCTCGTTTGCTGCATCCGACAGTGCCTCGGTCAGTAAGTACAACATATCCAAGTCTTTGTTCTTGATTACGATCTTGTCCAAGTCAGGCAGGTGACATTTAACTTGGTGCTCACCATCTTTGTACACAATACAAACAGAGTTGATTGCCCTCCTCAGTTCTTTCCTCGAAATAATCTTGGCCCCCTCGGGTATCCTCTCGTCACTCATCTTCGATCTCCATCTCTCCAGTGCCACCGCACTCCTCACATTCCACACGTCTAGTATCCAGATATCCAACGTCCCTGTCAAAGTTTTGTGGTCGAGAAAACTCAGCTTCAACCCACCCAACTCCATCACAATCAGGACAATCCTTGAACGTCGGTCCTTGGTCCTCGTTGTAGAATACCTTGTTAAAGATATCGCTCAACATAATCTCCATCGGATCAACGCTATGCATCTTCGCACTCCTCATACTCTGGTTCCCAACTATGGTTCTTGCCGTTGGCATACATGCCCTCAAAGTTGCCGCACTCGTCTTGGTAGTCAGCGTTTACCTCAACGCCCAGTTCAACCAACTTGTTCCACACATTCAGTGGTGGCCCCCATGCGGTCCAACAATTAAAATTAAACCATGCAGTGCAATTGTTGTCGTAAGCATGTTTGCCATCCGTCTCGAGATTCCCATGCACATCGACATCACAAACATCCCACTTGGTATCCCAATTGTCGTACCTCCATTCATACCACTGCGGACTTGTGGTCTCGAAACCATACTTGTTGACCTCGATGTCTGGTGCAGCCCACAACTCAAAAGGCATCGGTAAAACCACATCACAGAAACGGCTATTCTCTTTTAGTTCTGCGTACAGATGTCGGACCAGTTTGCTCGGCCCCTTGATCGATACTTGTTGATAGCAATGATTAGGCATTTAGTTCATCCTCCATGTCATAAATTCTTGTTGTTATCGCGCTCAATGCGCCCCCTAAATATTCCTTCGGACAGTTCAACACTACATCCCTCACATCATATCGATTGAGTGCTGCGGCCTCACGAACTTCTCTGTTTCCCGAACAACTCTGTCCATGTGCTCGAGGGGCAGTGCGTGGCGTGTCAGCCACAATAGGTTCAACCTTCTCTCCACCCACTGCATTAAAGTTTAGAAACTCTAGTAGCTCGTCCTTGCTTGTCGGTACTCCGACCTCGCTCCAGTCCTTCCCGAACTCTCGCTTCGCATCTGCTTGCGTCCCGACCCACGAACCTTGGTTGTTTGTATATAATCTCATGATCCCTCCTCACTCGACAAAATGTAAATTAAAAGAATAATACGGTTCGACATACCAATCAGGATTGTCGATAACATCAGAGGCACGAATGGCCCATTCGAACGGCCCTCCCTCTAGGCTCACGCACCAGTACTTGCCATAACCTCTGTCATCTTGCTCCTCTGGTGTCCAAATGTGGCACTCAGTCTTAGGATCCATTCCTATGTCCTCGCACCACTTACATAGCGCCTTGTGCAAAGACTTTGCCGCTCCTGCCTTGGTCTTGTAAGCCTTGGGATCCCAGTTCAAGACCATCGATCCCTCTTCCCAACAATTTATAATAAGCTTCTTACCCATCTTGATTATGTATCCCCTCTACTGTGTCATAAACTAACTTGGTCACGTCCTCGCCATTCCATTCGATCTCCATGTCTGTGAAGCCAAAGTTCTCTGGGTCATATGCAACCATCTCTTTCACCGCCTCGACAAAAGAAAGTGCCTCCTCGATTATAAACGGCTCCATGCCGCTGTCAGTTTCAAACCATCCTTCAAGCATCTTCTAACTCCTCCTGTTCTTCATCCTCGTCAATGATCCCATCAAGACAAGCCAATGATGCAGACAACAAACAAGCATATGCAATACGACAAGCAATAGCTCCAAACGTATCGTTTACCTCTTGTGAGATACCACCAAGCTCCTCCAGATATTCCTCACCACAAGTGGTGTCGTTGTTGGCACAGAAATCTATCGCCTTACCGTAGTAGATCGATAGCTCATGACCGCCACACGTTTCATAAATGAATTCGATTGCTGCATCTCGGTCCTTGGTTTCTTGCCAAGCCTCATCAGCGATTTCGTAGGCTTCTTCTGATAAGTTGTAAGACATTCTAAATCTCCTCATGTTGTCTTATAAAGTACCATATAATATCAAATAGCATCATTACAAGAGGCAGAACGAAAATAATTTAATTTTTTCTTAAAAGGGGATTTGCCCCCTCTTTGTTTTTTTTTTTTTTCAAAACACGTTTTGAGCGTACTCAGCGTACTCAATTTTGAAAAAGTGTTTTATTACAATAACATAAGGTGCTTTTGGACCGTACTCACAAATGTACTCAGAGTACACTTGAGCGTACTCAAGAGCTCTATTTGCCTCGATCAAGCCATCAATAAAAATAAAAAATAAACTTTTTGGATAGGTAGGGGGCATTTTCTGTTTATAGACAAATCAAAAATATTCGGTGTATGTTCAAAAAAAACGGAGAGGATTGTATGCCCAGTATTAAAGCTGATGTTGAAAACAAGCATGACCGGAAATTAACAAACAGACAAATGAGCTTTGCAAGATACGTTGTTGAAGGTATCTACAGCAATGCGGAATGCGCTCGTAAGGCAGGGTTCAAGTCTGATCTGGCTGTTGAACACGCTTCTCGTTTGCTTAATGGAAGAGACTACCCACACGTTGTTGAGTACATCGAGGAGTTGAGAGAAGAACGCGAAAGGCGGTACGGAGTTACCACTATCGGTCAGCTTGAAAGATTGTACGAGCTATCGAAGGGGGCCGAGGAAGCAGGTCTC